TATGACTGGCATATGGATACTGGACCAGGAGAATCTGCAACTCGAAAGCTTTCTGTAATAGTACAATTATCAGATTCTGATGATTATAAAGGCTGCGAACTTATTATAAATAACATAGGTAACCATGTAACTGGTTCTAGAGTAAAGGGATCTCTTCTTATGTTTCCTGGACTCTTTTTGCACACAATCACGCCAATTACAGAAGGCACAAGATATAGTTTAGTAGTATGGTTTCATGGAAATAAACGGTTTAGATAATAAAGGATTAATTAGTAATGGCTAAAAAATTAGCGAAAAAAGAAAGTGATGTGTTTAACAACTTTCCTATTATTGAACAAGTAAATAAGATTCTAGAAAAGGGTGATATGTTAGGAGGTACAAAATTACCTCTTGATGCTGTTATAGGCTCATCGTCTTTTTTGCCTGACGGCCAATCTTTTGGAAATAAAACTTTAAAGGAAAACGCTGTCTTATGTCAGGAAGCTATGGATATTTCCGATGAGCTTCAAGAAATATGGAACCATGCTCATACACAATTTGCGTGGAAACATATTAACTTTTCTAATCATGATCATATGCTAAATATGAGGCAGATTTCTGCAGAAATTTCTTCGAAAGCTGACACGCTAAGAAATCTTAAATGGAGTTTGTTAGATAATGAAATTAAACAGGCAGAATTAGAAAGCAGAATTTCTCAACTTGACGAGAATTCTTCGGATACTCAAAAATTTAAAAAAATGAGATTGGTTCTTTCTTTAGCAAGAATGAAAGAAGATAAACAAAAAACTCAGTTAATGATTGAAGGTACTATGAAAGATATGATTGCTATTAAATCTTCGTATGATGATTTAAGCAAGCATGTTGAAAATCTCAGTGAAATGGATATTGAAAAAAACCAAGCTCGGCAACATATGAGTCGTTCTATTATGCAATGTTTAAGAGACGTAAGGCAGTTTGGTCATATTACTAAAGGTGAACAAGAATATGCCGAGCAGATTGGTATCAATCCAAGTAAACTATTACAAGCTATTAGAAATTATTTAGAAAGAGAAGCTCAATCAGATTCTTGGGACACCAAAGAATTAAACCAATTTATAAATGGATTAGCAAATGAACTATCTAACAATATGAAAGTTCATGAAAAAAGAATGGAATATTCTTTATTTAATCCTAAACCTATTGAAGCGGCGTCTTCAGTTAATAGACTACAGTTAAATAAAGCAGATAAAGCTTTAGAGGGATAATAAAATGCCAGGAGCTCCAGGATTAGTAGAATATAAAAATCAGCCAGCAATACCGCCCGAAGTACAAATGACACCCACATTTATTACTTACGGTGGATATGAATATAGCGAATCAGATTATTCGTACGTTGGATGGGTTGGTAAATCTATGCAACAATATTACGTACCTGATACGCTGACATGGTTAGACAGTGCTGACTTTATTGCTAGATCTTTAAAACTAAAATACACAAATCCTGGAAAATATATTAGACATACTGAAGAAGGAACTATACTTGGTTTTGATTCTGATGGATTCCCTCTTAAATATAGTGATGATTCTTGTCGCGCAATAGCGTCTAATTTACTAGATGAAATAATATTATATTGTAATGAACATGATAATATAGGTTATTAGAAATGCCTATATTAATTGATGCATCATCGATAACCTTTAGTGCTGTACCCGGTCCTCAAGATCTAGGGCCTACAAATCAGCCTAGCTCATATGATGGTATAAAACAAACAATTACGCCTCAAAATCCTGCTGCAAAAACTTCATTAAAAATAGCAGCAGCCCCAACAGGCTATACTATAGATGGAGGTTATTTGCACGCGTTTAATTATCTTAATGGTCTAGGAAGTATGCCTTATGAACAAGCCGATACTGCGTTATATAATTCAGGTGGACTTACCACGCCGCCACAATATGGATATAGCTTTGTTAGAATGCAGCCAATAGCTGGCATTATGGCGGGTACTACGGCTTCTGCATTTGTACTAGGTGCCTTTAGGCTTACTAACGGCCAAGCTTATTATAAAGGCTCTGCCGGCGATAATATAAACGCATACCAAAGTTTTGACCCAAGTACATCATTTTATCCTAATTATGATCCTAGTATACCTACTGTTAATTCAACTAAATTTCCATTTGCGGCGTCTGGAAGTGGCCCGATATCTGTAGCTATTACAACTGATTTATCTGGAAAGGTCACCCCTGGCGTTTGGTCACCAATAGCTTCAGCTCCTGATAGAGCAAATAGCGGGTTCTATTCTGGCACCAATAACAGCCGGAATTCCCCCCGGACCGTCCCACAAGTAAATACGGGGATGCAGGATACGGATGCGAATTGGTATACGCCATGGGCAAGTGAAACTAAAACTAATTATGGTTCTTCACTTTCGCCACTGGCTCCTCAGATAGCGGTGGGTGAAACGAGTCCGGGTAACCCGTTACGCCAGGGTTTTGGCGGTGGTGCAAGATGGGTGCCCAGCGGGCATGTCCATTATTGGGGATCAGCTGGTGGCGGACCATCAATAAATTCGATCAATAGATTTGGTATAAAATTTCCTACATCTAACTATGTTAATATTACTACTGCGGTGACAGTTAACCAATCCCCCTCGGCTCATCCTTATGGTGGCGCTAGTGGTTCTGATCGTCTGATTGCACTTTCACCACCAAGCGCAGGCGTTCCTTCTAATATGATAATGGTAGGTGGCGGTGTCCCTACCCCGGCTACTACTGTTCCCCAAAGAGGGATAACAAGATATCCAACAGCATCGGTTACGACTATAGCTGACGGTAGTCCATTAGGCCCCTTTCAAGCTATACCATCTCCTCAAATTCCTAGGCACCCTAATCGTATGGTTGCAGAAAGCAGTTCTAGTCATTTAATTTATTATGGTGGTCTCTCACCGCAACAATTCAACCAACGTTTTACGTATGTACTTCCATACGCCAGCTTTAATACAGCATCAGTAAGTTATCAAGGTACTATGTGGGAAGATGCGGCACAGCCGATATCGGCGATTCGGTATCCTAAAACACAAGGGTTTTCAAATAAGGTTTAAGATATAATGGCATTAACGTTTACAGAAAATAGTCCTTCTCAATTAACTATTAGCTATAGTTCGGGCAAAGATATGGTACTTACTAACGATCCAAGTAATCCGACATCTATACCTTCTTTTGCGCCTGGTTCTAAAGTATTAATAAAAGGAACTTTATATGCAACAGTACCTGAGAGCTCTTATGGCGGTGTAGATGCTTCCCCAGACCCTGTAACGTATACTATGGCCAGATCTCCGGCGAGCGGGGCTGTAAATGAAGGAACTGTGGTTGCATTCACTGTTACAGCTTCTGATGGATCTGCTAGTCCCTATCCTTACACGGTTTCCGGTATATCTTCACCTGATTTAAATCCTTCTGGAACAAGTCTTACTGGAACAGGTACTACGGGTACTGCAGTACCATTTACTCTTGCGAATGATCTTACTACCGAAGGCAATGAAACAATGACTTTCACTATTCCAGGTAGTTATAGCGGTCCTCAGCAATCCTTATCTATTCCTATTTCCGATACTAGCACAACCCCAGGCGGCGGCGGAGGGGGTGGTTCGGGTCCATTTCTCGTATTGGGACCGCTATCGGCGCCATATATTACATATCCAAATAGCACGGGTGGAATTAATAACGTTTGGTTTAGAAGAGGTATAGTTAGATATAATCTGACAGCCCCTGAACTTAGTGCTGCAGGTATGTCTAGCTCTACAACTCTTACTAGTATTTCTTGGGCTAATATTAACGTTCCTACCAGACCGACACAGCCGAACTTTACAATACTTTTAGCACCTACATCAAACCCTAGCACAAATAGTGGCGCTGTGTCACCACAAACTGTAGTTCGCGCACAATCGCCTTATACTTGGACTAGTGTTGGACCTACACAATTTCCGTTTACAACGCCTTGGACATATCCAGGAAATAATGGAATACAAGTTACAGTAATATGGGGTCAAGTTAGTCCAAATTACGCATCTTCTGGTCAAATGAAATTTAGAGCACCTGGAAGCATGTATTATGCTAGAACTGATGGCTCTGGTTTTTACCCATCAACTCAAGGTACTCCTCAGGCCACCAATACCGGGCGGCCCATAACCGAATTCAACTAAAGGTTAATCTATTATGACTATTACGTTTGAACAAACACAAGACACTACTCGTGGTCATAATTTTATGCTAAGAGGCATTTTTCAGAATAGTAGTGCTCCTCAAGATAATCACGGAAATATACAAATAAGAACCGTAAGTTATAATACTACAAATCCACAAGATCCACAAGGCGATGGCGCGCCATCTGATTTTAGTCATACTGCTTGGGTTTTTGCGGGGCATCCTGTAAATTCGACACCGATTGCTCCTAATAATACTGCTTCTACAATTTTACATGCATATACAATCGCTAAGGCTGGAAACCAATATATAAAATCAGATGATGGTTTTTTTAATTTCGGGTGGCACGGACCGTCCGCGCCTGCCGCTATGCAGCATAATGTTTATCAATTAACCTTTTCAAATGATACCGAAGTTTCTATAGGAAGTGCGCAAGGTTATCCTAGCATATACGTTGCCGGCACAGCAACTGGTCCTACTCAAGTTCTATTGATGGGTGGTCAAACATCTACAAATAGCGGAGAAACGCAAGCTATATGGACAATGCCTAAAGCGTCGAAATCACCGATAGCTATAAATCCGACTGTTAATACTTATTTACCTGCGCTTTTTACTCCAACTGGCACAAATATAGGCGCAACCCAAGGTGAAAGTCAAAATTGGAGTGAAAATAATAACGATAAATGGTATTCCAATGAAGGAGGCGATATATTTTCTGGATCATTTGCTAGTGGAAGTGGTAGTCGAATTATGTCAGATATGCGTAATCCAGGTAACCAATCGTTTGGGGGCCCGGTATTATCTGTACCAGCTAATGTAGGATCTTCAGGCGAATTTTCTATTCATTTTGTCGATGGCTCAACTCATCCATATCATCCATTAGTATCTTCTGTTCCAAATAGTCAACACGAACTTGGGTTTAAATTACCTTTTGCGACAGCTCAAGCAACAGGTGGATCTGTTTTATATTTGCCGCCAGACTTTTATATCAAAGGCCGCGATATGTCACCATATGGCATTGGAAATATAGCAAAAGGTACTCCTAGTGAATGGAGATTTGATAATGGAGTAGCTTCTAACGCAGAGGCGGTTTGGGTACATGGCGGCCTATATAACAATAACACACCATTTTCTCAAGGTTATAGAAAAGTAGGAAAAGTTTCATTTGCTAGTATGACTAGCGCTGTTGCAGCTATTGGTGATTCTTTCCAATGGGGGTTAAGATATACTCAAGGAAATAGTGATACAAAAACTGTTTTTATGGCTGACACCGGAAATTCGGGATCTCCGGAAGTCAATAATTGGAGGACATTTAATTTACAAAATTCAATTACAACTAATACTGTTGGCACATCAGCTGCTGCAGGCCCAGGATGGTTCCCGGCGATTCGGTCAGGAATAGGCAAAGTAGGTGGTTTTGCTTACATCGGTTAAGTTGTATAAATAGCTAAAAATATATTAAGGTTTATCATATGGCTAATCCGAGTAGTAGACAAGGTTTAATTGATTACGCGATGAGATCTTTAGGAGATCCTGTCATAGAAATCAATATTGACCCAGAACAACAAGAAGATAGAGTTGACGAAGCTCTTCAGTATTATCAAGAATTTCATTCTGATGCTACATTAAGAACTTATCTTAAACATTTAATCACTTCGGATGATGTCACAAATGAATATATTTCTTTGTCGTCAAATATAACATTTGTATCACAACTGTTTCCTATTCGGGGCGGATCAATAACAAGAGATTTCTTTGATATAAAATATCAATTGCATTTAAATGATATAGCCAATCTTCAGACTTATATGGGAGATTTAGGTTACTATGAACAAATGCAACAATATCTTTCTTTAATTGATATGAGAATGAATGGTACTCCTCAAGTTCAGTTTTCAAGAAAACAAAATAGACTTTATATTCACGGTGATTTTACGGATGGCGATTTAAAAGCTGGAGATTATGTTGTAGCAGAGGTATACGAAATACTTTCGCCTGATTCTCATACAAGTATTTGGAATGATAGATGGCTAAAAGAATATACGACGTCTTTATTTAAAAGACAATGGGGGCAAAATCTTATTAAGTTTGAAGGTATGACATTACCTGGCGGTGTTACGCTTAATGGTAGACAGATTTATGAAGATGCGCAATTAGATATCGATAGGCTAAGAGAAGCAATCCGTACTGAGCATGAGATGCCAGCTGATTTCTTTATGGGGTAAATCATGGCAACTAATATGTATTTCAGCCAGGGCAGTAGGTCAGAGCAACAATTATATGAAGAGATTATAATTGAATCGCTAAAGATTTATGGTCAAGATATTTACTATCTTCCTCGCGACATCGTTAATAAAGATAATATATTAAATGAGGATGCAAGTTCTCGTTTTAATTCATCATATAAGATTGAAATGTATATCGAAAATATTGAAGGCTTTGATGGTGAAGGCGATTTATTTACAAAATTCGGTGTAGAAATAAGAGATCAAGCTACGTTTATTGTGGCTAAAAAACGTTGGGAACAAACTGTCGCAAGATATGACAATGAAATTCAAGGTGTAAGACCCTTTGAAGGTGATTTGCTTTACATTCCATTTTCTAAAAAACTATTTCAGATAATGCATGTTGAGCACGAACAGCCGTTTTACCAACTAAAAGATTTGCCTACATATAAACTGCGTTGTGAGTTATTTGAATTTAGTGGTGAAGATTTCGATACAGATATTGCAGATATTGATGGTATAGAAAGACAATACGGATATGAGTATCTCTTAACTTTAGATTCAGCAAGTGGCGGATTTACATTAGGAGAAACCGTAAATCAAACTTTCTCGGATGGCGTTGTTATGTCTGGAGAGGTTTCAAGATGGAGCGATTCTGATAGAATACTTGGTGTAATTAATGCAGGCGCAGATGATGGGCTATATCACTCATTTATAACAGGAAGACAAATTGTTGGAACTAAAGATGTTGATTTAGGAGTTGCAATTGCTAATTCAGTTGCTACCGTAAGCGCAGTAGCCGAAGATAATCAACTATCAAATACAGAACAAAATACGTATTTTGATACACTTACCGACTTCTTAGACTTTAGTGAATCAAATCCATTCGGAGATCCAAGCTAATGGCTGATTTATTTGATTTTGGTTTTACCGCTGTAGATGAGACAGAACTAGAAGCCGTCCAAAAAGCTACTGCTACTGTAAAAGAAGTAGCATCAAGTGCAACATCAACTCAAGAAAAATTAGATAATTTATTTAATGCTATAATGCCTCTACTTAATAATCTAAAGAAAAATCCAGAAAAAGAATATATCCTTTGGCCAGATAGACTTGCAAAAGTAGAAGCCTTTGAGGATTCACTTCAAGCGATATATAAAGGCTAGCTATGTTCGGTACGTATTTTTATCACGAAAGAATTAGAAAAAGTGTTGCACTATTTGGTGCAATGTTTAATAATATATACGTACTAAGAAAAAATAGTAGCGGTGGTGTTATTAATACAATGAAGGTACCATTAGCTTATGGTCCCAAACAAAAGTTTTTAGAGAGAATTAATGAGGTACCTGATTTAGTAAATGATTCGAAGGTAGCTATTAAACTTCCAAGAATGTCATTTGAAATTGTAGGTATTTCTTATGATCTTAGTAGACAACTTCAAAAGAATAACGCGTTTAGTCAAGTTGGAACAACTACACTTAATAGAAATAAAATAAACATATACGTACCATATATTATTAATTTTCAATTAAGCATATACGCTAAAAATCAAGATGATGCTTTACAAGTGGTAGAGCAGATATTTCCGTTTTTCACACCTCAATATACTTTAACTATTAAACCATTAAATGATCATCCAGATTTAAAAGAAGATGTGCCTATTAGTTTAACGAGTGTAAGTTTTACTGATGACTATGAAGGTGCACAAGAACAAAGAAGAACAATCATTTATACTCTTGACTTTGATATGAAAGTTAATTTCTATGGTCCAGTTGGTACTAAGAAAATTATCCGTCAAAGCGATGCTAGACTTTATAATATAGATAATGGTTTGAATGATAGCGATGTTTTACTCGAAACTATATCAATAACTCCGAATCCTGCTAATACATTTGGTTTAGCAGATAGTGATTTCGGTTTCAATGAAACTATAACATATAATGGTGATAGCGCGTAAAATGGATTCTGATACAGCAGATAATGATTTTGAATATGCAAGACAGACTTATCATGATTTATTAATTAAAGGATCTGATGCATTAGACGAAATGATGGAAGTAGCAAGAGCTACAGAACATCCGAGAGCATTCGAAGTATTTTCGAATATGATGAAACATGTTGCAGATATTAATGGCAACTTGTTAGATCTTCATAAGAAAAAGAATGATATAAAAAATAATGATAAAAAAGCTTTGCCTGCAGGTCAAACAACAAATAATGTTTTTGTTGGATCTACAACAGATTTGCAAAGATTATTGAAAGACGAAAAAATAATAAATCATGAATGATACATATCTCGGCAATCCAAATATTAAGAGAGACGGGATTGTACAAAATTGGACAAATGATGAAGTAACAGAATATGCCAAATGTATGAACAACCCGGCATATTTTGCTTCTGAATATTGCAAGATTATTTCACTTGATGTGGGATTAGTTCCTTTCGAATTATATCCTTATCAAGAAAAAATGTTTAACCAATTTAACAACAATAGATTTAATATTGTATTAGCATGTCGTCAATCGGGCAAATCAATCTCTAGTGTTGTTTATCTTTTGTGGTTTGCCATCTTTCACCCAGAAAAAACTATTGCAGTACTAGCCAATAAAGGTGCTACTGCTAGAGAAATGTTAGCAAGAGTTACACTTACTCTTGAGAATCTTCCGTTCTTTCTACAGCCTGGTTGTAAAGCCTTAAATAAGGGATCTATAGAATTTTCAAATAATAGTCGCATTATTGCGTCTGCGACTTCTGGTTCTTCTATTCGCGGTCTATCTGTCAACCTACTATATCTCGATGAGTTTGCATTTGTTGAAAGAGCAGCAGAGTTTTACACTTCAACTTATCCTGTTATCTCATCAGGTACAGAATCTAAAATTATTATTACATCTACTGCGAATGGTATTGGTAATATGTTTCAAAAAATTTGGGAAGGTTCTGTACAAAAGACAAACGATTTTATACCGTTTAGAGTAGATTGGTGGGATGTTCCTGGTCGCGATGAAACTTGGAAAGCAGAAACTATTGCAAATACTTCTCAATTGCAGTTCGATCAAGAGTTTGGTAATACTTTCTTTGGAACTGGTGATACACTTATATCAGGAAATACGTTATTAGAATTCAGAGCAAAAGAACCTTATAAAAGACTAGAACAAGATTCTGTTTGTATATTTAAAGAGCCTGAAAGGAAACATGATTATATAATGACAGTCGATGTTTCGAGGGGAAGAGGACAGGATTATTCTACATTTAATGTGATCGATATTAGCACAAGACCCTTTGAACAGGTTGCTGTTTATCGCAATAATACTATATCTCCATTACTCTTCCCGAATATTATTTATAAGTATGCGAATTTGTATAATCAAGCTTATGTTATAGTAGAAGCAAATGATCAAGGTGGCGTGGTATGCAATGGTCTATATCATGAATTAGAATATGAAAATATGCATGTAGAGTCTGCTATTAAAGCGAATGCGCTTGGTATAGAAATGACTCGTAAAGTAAAACGCATTGGTTGTTCTGCTATTAAAGATATTCTAGAAGAGAAAAAGTTAATAGTGCATGATGAGAACACAATCATGGAAATATCGACGTTCGTAGCTAAGGGACAATCCTATGAAGCGTCAGATGGCAACCACGATGATTTAATGATGAATTTGGTTCTATTTGGTTATTTTGCTACAAGTAATATATTTTCAGATTTAACTGATATTAATTTAAAACAGATGATGTTTGAACAAAGAATGAAAGAAATAGAAGATGATGTAGTACCATTTGGTTTTATAGAAGATGGATTAGATGATATACAAGTAGTACCGAAAGCAGATCCATGGAGTATAACTGATGAAGGTAGCGGTATACGGTTTGATCCAAATCATAAAAATTTCTAAAGTATAAATAGATTTAATGATTGATTAATCGTATTATGAAAACTTATAATTAGTTCAATGGAATAAGGAAAAATAACAATGGCATTAGGCGTACCTTCCGAGTCTCCGGCTATAGTTGTTAAGGAAGTAGATCTGACAGGCGGCGTGCCTAATGTACAGTCTACAACCGGAGCAATTGCTGGTAAGTTTCGTTGGGGCCCTGCAGGAGTAGCTAAAAAGATCAGTACAGAAACTGAATTAGTCTCTACCTTCGGAGCACCAGACGATGCACACACAGTCGATTTTCATTCGGCTGCATACTTTTTAAAATATTCAAATGCACTTCAAGTAATTCGCGCAGTAGACACTAGTGCGTTTAATGCTGGTTCAGCTGATTCAGCTGGCGCCGCAGATTTTATTCGAAATGCAGATCACAGAGATGGCTTAACTGGTTTAAATACCTGGGCCGCTAAATATCCTGGTACCTTAGGTAACAGTTTAAAATATGTAAAAATCAATAGTACAGGTTGGGCTGGTGCTGACGCGTCATTTAAAGCACAATTTGATGCAGCGCCAACCGCTGGTGAAGTTCATGTTTTAGTGCTAGACGAAGACGGCGTAATTACTGGTACAGCAAATACAGTACTAGAAAGATTCCCGTTCTTATCTACAACGTCATCAGCGCAAAATGCTGATGGTTCAAGTAACTTTGCTCCGAATGTAATTAATGCACAATCTAGTTGGTTGTGGTATAACGACGCAGCATTTACAGATTCTACTGGTACAGCTTCGATGGCATTCGGTACTGATGGTTCAGTTGTTGTAGCAGATTATCAGACAGCATATAATCAGATTGAAGACAAAGATACAATCGAAGTTGACTTTCTTATCGCTGCTGGCATGGCAAATGCTACAGATCAAGAAACATTAGTTGACGATTTAGCAGTTACTGCTGGTACTACACGTAAAGATTGCGTTGTTGTTACTTCGCCATCAACTGCTTCTGTGGTAAATAACGCAGATCCTGTATCAGCTAGCGTAACAGAAGCTGATACTTTTGCAAGATCTTCTTATGTTGTAGTTGACAACAATCACCTAAAGATTTATGATAAATACAACGATAAGTATATTCATATTCCTGCCGCTTCTTCAACTGCCGGTATTATGGCTGCATCAGATAATGATACAGCTCCATGGTTCTCACCCGCAGGCGCGCGCAGAGGCGGGTATCTAGGCGTAACAAATTTAGCATATACACCAACAAAATCTCAGAGAGATACACTATATAAAGCAGCAATAAATCCGATTGCTAATCTTCCTGGACAAGGTGTATTGTTATTCGGTGATAAAACACACTTAGCAAGACCATCGGCATTTGATCGTATTAACGTACGTAGATTGTTCTTGGTTTTAGAAAGAGCAATCGCTTTAGCAGCAAGAAATACAATGTTCGAATTTAACGACGAATTCACAAGAGCAGAATTCGTTAGTATTGTAGAGCCGTTTTTAAGAGAAGTTAAAGGTCGTAGAGGTATTACTGATTTTAGAGTTGTATGTGACGAAACAAACAACACTGGAACAGTGATAGATAACAATGAATTTGTAGCAAACATTTTCATTAAACCTGCGCGTTCTGTTAACTATATCACTCTTAACTTTGTAGCTGTTAGAACCGGAGTTGATTTTGAAGAAGTCGCTGGGCTACAGGTATAAGGAGATAGACAATGGCAATTTTAGGCGTAGATGATTTTAAAGCCAAATTAAGAGGTGGTGGTGCTCGGCCGAATTTATTCAAATCGACTATCACTTATCCTGGATATGCAGGTGGAGATGTAGAGCTTACTTCTTTTCTTTGCGAAGCTGCACAGCTTCCAGGATCTACCATCGGAACAATTATTGTTCCATTCCGTGGTAGACAGTTAAAAATGGCTGGCGATCGAGTGTTTGACGTTTGGACTCCAACAATCATCAATGATACGGACTTTAATGTTCGTGATGCGATGGAACGTTGGATGAACGGCATGAATGCTCACAGTGCAAATACTGGCTTGACAAATCCTGTTGACTACGAAGCAGATCTGCTTGTAGAACAGCTTGATAAAGACGGTAGTGTACTTAAAACATATAACTTTAGAGGTTGTTTTCCAACAGCTGTTTCTCCGATTGATCTCGCATATGCGACAGAAAATGACATCGAGAGATTTACTGTTGAATTCCAGGTACAATACTGGGAAGCGGCTACTACTTCTTAAGTGGTATAAATAATCCTTAAGAGGGGCGTAATTGCCCCTCTTTATCATAATCTTTAGGATATTTTA